GAATACGAGCGTATTTATATGCCGGTAAAAGCACAAGAAGATAATGAAACAGTCCACTGAAGCCCGCTTTCTTTAAAGTATCAGTGGGTGCAAAATATGAACCTTCCCGATTGATAAATACTTTCACCCCAAATTCATCAGGTGTGTAAGCGGGAATTGGGTCAAGGAAGATTCCATTTGCAGTCATATCGTATCGTGTTGGTGTCCCTTGTTTATTCAAGCCGTTAGAAAACGAGTCAACATTGGTTCGATTTGTATTTTTGGCTTGTTGGTCAACTTGTGTGAGTTCTTGATATACGCCGTTTTCGTCTTTTGCCATCACTTTGTAAATATCAAGAATCAAATTTCCTTGTTGGTCAGTGGTGAAGGCGTAATCACGCTTCCCTGAAGTCATTTGAGCTTCAATGAATGGGTATTTTGCGTGATTGATGTCATCGAATTGCCACACTCCACCTGATTTAAAAATAAGAGCATAAATTTCATCCAACGCATTGTTCACATCACCTGTGAATTTTGCAAGCAAAGTCGGATTGTCAGTGATGTCACCATCATTGAATCCGCATTCATCTTCGATGTTTTGGATGATTCCGTCTTTGGTTGTTGTGTCTGAAAATTGTATGCTCATATTTTTAAATTAATTAATGAAGACAAATTGTGACAGATCATAATCTGTCCCCAACAATTAAGTTGGGTAGAAATTATTTCAATGTCTTCAGTGTCGCTTCAAGTGCTTTTTCTTTCATAGCGTACTTTTTTGGATTTTGCTTCTTGTATTTTTCCATAAGTTCCTTGAAAGTTGCTTTGGTGTAGACAGCGTTTCCGAATGCATTCACATCAGTGACTACTTCTTCAGTTGTTTCTTCCAATGCTTCATCTTGAATTTCTTCTTGTACTTCTTTCTTTGCCATATTTTTTATATTGATTACCTTCAATGAGAGTGTATGGGCTACGATTTGAGAAATAGGTGAACAAAACTCATTTCACAACCCAAACACTCCCAATGAAGGGAGTGAGTAATTTAGGCGGTCAGTGTGATGTCAACAACGAGTGCAGTCTTTGGAGTCCAAAGCTTGAATCCGATGTAACCGTAAGTCACAACTTCCATTCCAGTCTTCTCTGAAACCATCTTTTCTTCGAAACGAATTCCACGTGGTGAAGCGTATGTCGCAACATTCTTTACTCCAAAGACACGGTGTCCGGCGTTGGTGTAAGTAGTTGTTCCAAGTGTTTCACTTGCGAATGTTCCTGATCGTACAACGTGGATGTCCACACCGTTGTATGAATCCATGAAGCCGTTCTTCAAAGCAGAATCAGCGAAACTGAAACCATTTGTTGATTGTGCTTGCATGAAGCCAGTCACTTCAGTGTTTTCGATAACAAGGAAGAGTCCCTTGTATACATCAGCGTACCCTGCAACGAGTCCGATCAAGTCACCCATGATCTTGTTCACGTTTGCAACAGTTGTGAATCCACCCGCTGCGGTTGTGTATGCACCTGTTGCATCTTCAGTCAGGTTGTTGAGAACGAATCGGTCAATCTTGTTAGCAACAGCGTAGACAGTTTCATCAGTTCGGCTTGCGAACATGTCGAAGCTTGTCAAGATGTCTTCAAAATCGTGAATGTGTTCTGAAACAATAACTTCGTCAGTTACAGTCAGTGTGTCGTCTGTGGTTGTGAAGTCATCAACAGTATATGTTCCTGAAATAGCTTGAACAGTCGCAGATGGGATTGAACCATATGGTGATTGAATTCGCTTGTTGTCAGTTCGGTCAACATCACAGATTGCTTCAGCCACCAATCGGTTTCGAAGCTGTTGTGCGATAGTCGCCATTCGGTATTTGTCACGATATGTTCGTGAACTTATTGTATTAGCCATGTGAATTAAAATTAAGGAATTAATTCACCTATTTTTTCCTATTTAACCCCTAGTCGAAGCTTTGCAAGACGTTCCATATCTGCATCGGAGTCAGGCATGATTCCCTTTTTGGCGTTTGCCATCAATTCATCATCTGATGTTCCGCTTGTGGTTTGTGCAGTCTTGCCGGTATTTGATGCATTTGCAACAGTCCGTGCTTCTTTGTTTGTTGAAAGAATTGCTTGCACAACATTTGATGTCAAAGCTTCTTTTAGTGAAACACCTTTGAGTTTGGCGTATTCCAAAACTTCAGGGATGTCTTCATCTGCAAGTTCACTTCGAGCTAATGTGATGATGTCAGATTGAGTCAGTTCAGACGTATCAGCTTTCACTTCAGTCTTCTTTTCTTCAGTCTTCACATCTTTGGTTTCATCAACTTTTGAAGCATCTTCATACTTCTTCCGCCAATGAGCCTTTTGTGCTGTTAAAGTTTTAATCGCTTTTTGGGTATCTTCAGGTGAAGCATCATCCGCAAGGTCTTCAATCTTGAAATCAAGATCAACTTCAACTTTTTCTTCAACTGCTACTGTTTGTTCTTTTTGAGTTTCACTCATAATGTTTAGTCATTAGTCATTTTAGAGACTTTAGTGTCGTATTTAATAATATTGTACCACACGTTTACCGTGCAGAATCCATCTTCAAACGCTTTGCTGTTTGTTCAGGTGTTTCTTCTTTCTTTTCTGCAAGCACTGAAATTTGTGACATCTGAAATTCTGTGTGTGTGATAACTCCATTTCTTGCAGTCCATTCGACATACAATTCATCATCTTCCAAAGAATAATCAGGCTTCCAATCAACAACAACTTCAGTTGCTTCAGTCTTATCGGTTTCTAGTCGAGTAAGACCAGTTTCAATCAGTTCCATCAAACGTGTTCGAACTTTCAATGCAAGAACTGATTCCATTGGTGTCTTGTCTTTACTATCCACAGTCAGCCACAAGTCGATAATCTGACCGATAGGGGCATCAAGTTCGATAGTTGGAAGATATGTTTTCCGCACCAATGCTTGCACCACTTCATTTTCACGAATTGGTTTCAGCACTTCGATGTCAGCCTTTGACAGTTCCACTTGCAAGAAAACCTTTCGCAACGCTAGAAGAATTGCAGGGTTTTCCGAGAAGGTACTTTTTATAATTCCGAGTTCGTTATTTTCATAACGCATCTTTTTTTGGTTCGCCATATTTTTTTACTTATTGATTAACTTCAACCGCATCCGCTGGAATCGCTTCCGTTGGCATTGGTGGCTTTGGTGTTTCCGCCATTTCAATTGGTGAAACAGCACCGGTCATGCTCAAAATCTTGTTGAACAACATCTTTGCATTCGGGTCAGAAAGCACCGCCGGATTTGTTGCAATTGTCTGAAGCACTGTTGTCAGTGTTGTCATGTGTGATTGTGTCGCACTTGCTTCACCGGTAACATCAACTTCAGATTCCCACACCATCCCTTCGAAATAGTTTTCCCATTCAAGGTCTTCGATTTCGGAAGGGATGAATGACCGGACATTTCCCATTTCAGCAAGTTCGCTTTTGACTGATTCTTGTGTGGCTTCGACATCAAGCTGAACAGGAAGTTCGCCTTGTGTTAGCGAGTCAATGATTTCACGCTTCACTTTCTTTTCAGTCTGAATCTTAATCAGCTTGCTATCAATTTGCTTGATGTCGTGGTCTTCAAGAACACCGATGATTTCGTCACGATTCTTCAGTTGCTTCTTCAGGTGTGGAAGCACAAACTTCCGCATCATTTCTTCGATGTGCAATCCTTTGTTTTCCGTCATGAGTTCGAACAAGTCATGTGATTCTGAAAGAACCGCTTCAGTTTGTCGCCATGCTGTACCTGACTTTGGAGTTGACCCCATCATCGCTTCAGAGATACCAGTGATTTCATTTCCAAGTTGCTTCCACATAGTCCCAAAGTTTTGCAACTGTGTGATGTCGTGTGAACTGTTGTTCATTTGTGTCAACGGTTCGTTTGGTGCGTGGATAAGAATGTCACCGGTTTCAATAGCAGACAAAGCATTTTGACCAACGAATGTATCATCAGACGTTTGGAAAATCATCTTCGATGCAAGGTCAAGGTGGTCTTTGATTGCCTTTGCTGTGTGGTTATTCATCCACTGTGCATCAAACAAGTGTTCAACTGACCCAATTGACTGTGACCGATTCTCTTCTTCAATCAAGTGCGTAATCATGTATGGGCTTTTTGCTTCCCGACCTTTGGCAAGTGTAAATTCATCGAATTCATCACCCTTGTCGTTCTTTGCAACGAATGAAATCACGTGCATTTGTTGTGTAAATGTTTCTTCATCTTCTTCTTTGTCAGTAATATAAGACAATGGAAGGACACCGTGAATTTCATATACTTTAATGTAATTTGCTTTGGTGTCTTTCTTTTGACCATCACGAGTTTCCCGAACAGCGACAGCCGATAAAAGGGAATTCACAACGTCTTTGTCGTAACCTTTTCGATTCTTCAATTGAGCCGGTGTCAGTTCGATGATTTCAATCACTGGATTGTCGTCAAAGTTGACCGCATCAATAATAACTTTCATCCAGTCAACAACCATCGGGATTAGCTTGCCATCTTTTTCAACAAACTTCAGCACTGATGATCCATTCTTTGCGAGTGACCGCCCCCATTTATTAAGAAATGCACCGAATGATGTATCACGCATCCACTGTTGCAGTTTCATTGTGGCAACAAAAGCACGTGTGGTGTCTTTGAGCTTTGTTGATTTGATTCGAATATCTTTGCGGTCAATGTCAGTGGCACGATACCAGATGTTGATTGCACTTGTAACAATATTGAAAAAAGGTTTATCTCTTCCAAGTGAATCTTCCGCACCTGATGTGTGTTTTGAATTTGTATAAGCGTCAATCTTTTCAAGGTTTTCAAGCAGATTGAAATCCACATACTTTGAAATAGTGGTTGTGCCTGTACGGTAGTCGCTTTCCATCTTTCGAATCAACGCACCGATTTCATGTTTTTGAATTTGTTCAGCCATGAAGTTTGAATTAAATAATAAGAGTGACCATTTTCAGATATTGTATCACATCATTTTGTGCTGTTGGCAACCATGTTCGTTCGATTACGGTTAAACTGTGACTTTTGCTTCGAAACAGTCTGTTCACGTTCCTTCGAACTTTTTGGATTTACCTTGCCACGAATCACAAGATACATTCGCATTATCCATGTGTCTGAATCATCAGGTGAATGTCCAAGTGCATCTTTAACATCCGGTTTTTGTGTACACTTCCGCTTTTGATCAGGAACGGTGATGTCTTTATATTGTGCTAACTCTTCAATAATTACATCGTGTTGGTCTTCATTCACTGTTGATGCAATCAAATGTTCATTTACATGTTCAGCCAATATGAAGACACACTGACACCGAAGATTTGCATAATCCGATACAAGAACAGGGGCTTTGGGTAACGTGCCGGCGTTTGGTAGTGACACAATATTTTCATCAGTCTTAATTGATGCATACGATGATTTAAAGCCGACAATACCTTTGAGTAACGATGATGAAGCAACACCCGCACCAACGCCGATAGCATCAACCACAATGTTCTTGAATGGAATTTGTTCGTCATTGGCAAGTTCCCGAATATCATCAACGATGTTTTCAGTGTTTTGACCGTGTTTCTTGATTCGTTTGTATTCAGTCAGTCCATTCCACAACGAATACACAGTGGCGTCTTCGCCATCATCAGAAATATCCACAATCAATGCTTTCACGCCGTCACCTTCAATAGTGTTGGTGAATACATCAATCAATGCTTCCTGATCAAAGATAATTGTTGGGTCATTATCGAATTCCCAATCTCCTTCTTTCAATCGCTTGCGAGTTTTAACATCTGAAATTTCATTCAGGTTCTCTTCATATTCATCAGCCGTGTGGGGATTGTCTGAATACAATGATTGTAGAAAGCGATAGTTGTCAGGCAGTGTCTTCTTTTTCCATCGCATATAAAACACACGGTACAACCATCCTTTGTTTGGGTTACAGGTCAACAGCAACTTTGACTTGATACCATAGTCTTTATTCATATGTCGCCCGATTCGAGACTTCAGCACATCGAATGCTTTGAAAGTAGTTTCACCCGCTTCTTCAATCCACCCGCCGGTGTATTCAGTTGATCCAAAGCGTTCAAAGTCTAAATCACGTGGTTGTTCATCAATGTCCAACAAGTCGATGCGAGAACCATTTTTAAATTCAATATAGTTGTACTGACCATTAAGCTTCCAATCACTGTCAGGGATATTGTGGAACTTGCAGACCTTTTTGAACGTCACATATGATGAAGACATCAGACGTTTTAATTCTTTTCGAGCAATGAACCATTTTGTTTCAGGGTAGAAATAACATTGAGTAATCAGCCATTCACATCCAAGCCAACTTTTACCACCACCCGCACCACCACCAAAAAGAAGATACTTTGTTGTATCGTCTTTCAAATATTGCCAAGCCTGATGTTGTTTCAGTGTTGGTTTAATCGTTGGAGTCGCCATCAGGTGCTACATAATTAAAGCCATCAATCTTTTCGCCCTTCGATGTGTGGTCAATTTCCTTGCGTTCAACCATGTCGTGATTAACCGACAACATAAGTTTCGCAATGACAGGGCTGTATGTTCCTGACAACGATCCCATTATCAATGTTTTCTTTTGCTGTTCCTTCAGCTTCTCCAAAGAGTCTGAAAATTCAGGGTGTTCTTCAGCCCATTTAAAGATTGTCGAACGTGCCACACCTAAATGCCCCGCTAATCCTTCAACTAATGGAAGGTTCACAGTTAGGTATCTTTCATAGGTGTCCGACTTCTCACCATGTGTCTTATGCCACTCTTCATAACTATCAACACATGATTCCAAATACGCATCAACACCTGCACACATTTTATTTGTGTATTTTGTCGGTCTTCCAACCGATTTCTTTTGAGCTTTTGCCATTACCCAAATCATACCATAACAAAAACCCCTTTCGGGGCTAGTGTCGCATGTTCGGAAGTGTCTCCACTCACTTCCCCACTATTGTATCAAATAATTTTTTATTTTTTTCATATGTTCAGGATGATTAGTATTTCCCCAATGTAAACCATTTTCCCTTCTTTTTATCTCAAA